GTGCTACTCCTGGAGTTCACTGGGGCCCTGGTGGTGAGTTTTACCTTCGTGCTATTCGTTTTGGTAATACAGATCCTATGCTACATTTATTTAAAGCAGCGGGATATAAAATTGAAGATGATCTAGTCTCAGCAAATACTTCAGTAGTATATTTTCCAATAGCATCAGGACACAAGCGTTCTGAAAAAGAAGTTAGCTTATTTGAAAAAATTGGTTTAGCAGCAACTGCTCAAAAATACTGGTCAGATAATGGTGTTTCTGTAACACTTTCATTTGATAAACAAGAAGAAACAAAGTTTATTGCTCCAGCCCTCAATATGTATGAAGGACAGCTAAAGGCAGTCTCATTCCTTCCCATGGGAAATAAGACTTATCCTCAACAACCTTATACCGAAATTACTCGTGAAGAATATAATTCTCATGTGGGTAAAATTGGTAAAATTGATTGGTCTGCTATTTATGATGGAGTAGAAAATCTTGAGGCTGAGGGAGAATCTTATTGCTCTACAGATGCCTGCGAGATTAAATTATATTAATCCCCATCCTGCTATAATAGGGTTATCATGTCTAACCCATCAAATCTTTATGCAGAAAAAATATACGCAGAGCATCCCCTGGTGCTTTGGGCATTAGACGACCAATCCGACTATGTTAGTCTTATTTCAGAAAGCCAGCGAGATATAGAAAGTCAATGGTTTACTACTGGCGGAACAGCAACAGAATCAACCATAGGCTCAGAGCCATTTTTAGATAGCACAACAACGTTATTAGAAGGAAATGTTCCAGTTGGATCTGAAGGTGAAATAGTTTGCATTAGTCCAGATCTTGTTAATTTTTTAGATTTAAACTCAGAATTTGGAACATTTTCTGTTGGTTTATATTTATATTCAAACAGTGCATATACTAAATCAATATCAGTTGGGTATGAGTATACAGACACCACTACGTCACTAATTATTCAAAAATTAGAAACTTTTGAAACAACCTTATTTCAAAGCTGGGGTTTTGTTTCAAAATCTTTTGAAATTCCAAACGAATATACAAATTTACGAATAGTGGTTAAAGTAGGATATTTATCTGGCGGTTCTAATGCAACAGATTATCAGTTTTATTTAAATGGTATTACTCTGGGCCAATGGTCAGAAGAGTTTAATACAACATCGCTTGGTGTAACCCCACAGGTATTTCCATCTGAAATAGCTATAAATACAACAGACAAAGTTGTTCCGGCAGCAGCTTATGGACTTTCTTCAAACCAGGGATATTACATAGTAAATAATAATGCCTTGCTTGCAAGAAATACTAGCATTCCTTTAGTTTATGGTGCATCTGGAGTTACAAAGTTAATACCAAACACATCACAAAATCCTTCTTTGATAATTCCTGGCAAAGGATTTTTAAATGAAGTTGGAAGGTATAAAGAGTATACAGTAGAATTTTGGGCAAGAATAAATTCAAACACCGCAGAGCCTAAAAGAATATTTGGACCAATTGCTGGAGCTAATGGCTTATATGTGGAATCTGGTTTTCTAACTTTAGTTATTGGAAATAGCTTTGCTTCACATTTTGTTGGTGAATGGGTAAGGCCAATGCTTATTCAAATTAGAGTAATTAGTAATTCTGCAACGATGATATTAAATGGTGAAGAAGTTGTATCTATTACAATTGATACAGATGGTATGGATTTGCCTTCAGAATTTATTAATGGAGATTCACAAGACTGGCTTGGTTTCTATGCTTATGAAGATGTGTCTCCAGTAGAGATAGACTGTGTTGCAATATATTCATATCAAGTTCCAACTATTGTTGCTAAAAGGAGGTGGGTTTACGGACAAGGGGTTCTTTCTCCCGAAGGTATTAACTCAGCATACGGAGGATCTTCTGCCTTTATAGATTATCCGTTTGCAGACTATACATCAAATTACAACTATCCATCTTTTGCACAATGGCAACAGGGATCTTTTGATAATCTCGTTACAACTTCAACATCGCTAACAACACCAGAATATTCATTGCCTGAAATTTCTTTAGGATCAAAAACATTAAATAGTTTTTATTTAGATAATCAAGAAATTCAAGATGTTTCTTCGGGTCTTACAGTTCCATATAAATTTGTCACGTTTAGACCAAATGAAACCTGGTCTGGACTGGGAACTTATTTTAATTTTCCAAGCTTAAACATTTTAAATAATAGGGTTAAATCTATATATGGGGTATTTAGTAGTAGCGTTTTGTTAATTGATGGAGGACTATATAACTCTGCTCAAACGTCATTGGCTGACGCAGAATATTACAATACCTTAACTTGGTCAGAAGTATATGATGGCGGTAGTGCACTTGCAGATGGATTTGCTCAAACATTAATAAAAATATACAATCCTTCTACTAATGACTTTTTTGTTATAAAATTTAATGGAAACATAATTCAATATATCCTAAACTATAATGGAATAGAAGAAACTTTATACACAACAGAAACAGTTGAGTCTGATCAACTTTTTGCAGTTGGCATTAATATAGATGATTTGACAAATCATTTTGGAGGAAATGTTTCAGCTTTTTTTGGTAATATAAACGGCTTAAAAATTTATGTTGCAGGGGACGAAGAGTTAGAAAATTCATTTTCTGGCAAAATATACTCTTTAGGATTTGCAACAGACCTTAACCATAAATCAATATCAAATTATTTTAATGAACTTGGAATTGTTAAATTTGATGATTTGTCAGAAAGCGGGGCAATAGAAGAAACAAACGCCATTGCTCTTATAGACCACACAGCAAGCTATACGCTTCTACCAGTTGAGGCATATGATAAATTCTTTTTAGATATTGGTGTTTCTGGATACTGGCAAGACTATTTGCCACTATCATATTTTGCACAATTTGTAGCCAATGATGTTGGAAATGAGTTCTATGATCTAGACTTTTTACAATTTAATATTGGATATCCATCACCAGATAAGGTTTTAGAGGTTGAGTCTATTGCAGAAAGCTGGACATATTCTGATTTAAAGAATGAATACAAAAACCCAGTTCAAAGAACATATGAGCAGCTAGGAAACATTCTTTACACTGGTTGGTCAGATTATCAAGATATGTTAGAAAAATCTGAAAAGTTTTATCAGTATGACACAACCAATGCCTCAATTAGAAGTTATTTAACATTTCAATATATTGATGCGGGAGCAAATGCATTACAAGATTCTTTTACTATAAATGAAACACCAAAAAGCAACAAAATAATAGACATGGATGACCATCCAGCATGGGCAAATACTAGATTTGAAATTATCGACAACACACTAATATATCCTACAAAATCTGTTGACTTTAATGACTTGGCTGTTGTATTTAATTTGGAATTTAATTTAAGGAACACATTGACAAAGCCAATAAAGCTTAATAAATTAGAGTTTGCATCTCAAGCATTAAGCGAAAATTCTTTTAATTCAATTGGAACTCGTTTTGGACTTAACCTATTTCCATATAAAAGATCTGGAATATATTTTGACTATAAATCTAAAAATCCATTTAGCATATATAAGGGAAGCACTCCCTATTTGTATTTAGATAGAAAAACTGGAATACAGGTTCGTGGTGAATTTGATAAACAAATAAATCGTGGAATTGCTGTTCCTATAAATCAAGAATTATCTTCAAGCTATCGTGTTAGTGCTACACAGCTTTGGATGAGGTATGATGAAGAAAATTTCCCACTAGTTCCTACCGAAATATTTGAAATTAATTATAAAAACGATACTATTAAATTTTACATGGTTGCGGATAGTCAAAAAGGAAACAGGGCAAGAGTTTATGCAAAAAGTCAAAGCACTGGGCTAGATGTAGATGGATTATCGTATTTTTGGAACGGTCTGTTGGTTAAAGAGCCAGTTATAACAATAAAAGAATGGGGAGTTCTTGGAATAGCATTTTCAAATGCATTAAATTTTGACTTGTATCTTGGAGGAATTAACCTAACTGGCCCAATGCTATTTAATAATGTTGGATATTATCAAGCTAACAACCTACAACAGGTCCAGAGCGCATTAACTAGGCCTTGGCTAAAAGTTAAAAATGATGGCATATCCAACCTTAATTGGCAATACTGGATAAATAATTTCACTTGGCAGGGCGTTTTAGTTATTGGAACGTCTAACCTATATGGAGTAAGCCCAGACTCAGTTTATAAGACTTACCTTGGAACTAATAAAATTATTATTGATGATTCAGAAGGAATGATTTTTGATGCAGATAGGGTAAAAATATATGCAGATACAATTTGGCAGACATCTGTCAGTGTCCCTGTCTAATATGCTATACTTGTGGTTATGGATAATGAAATTCTTAAAAAAGTTGGCAATGTCCGACGCAAAGTAATTGAAAAAGACTACAATTGGGGTCTTTATGTGTATAAAAAGTCTGATGGAAATTGGTTTACTGATGGAAGTGGTAGTGTTTTAAACATTCCATCAGAGCGTGGAGATATATCAAAAATTTCAGAGCTAAAAAAGGTAGCCCTTCACTACGGAGATGATGGTGAAGGAAAATGTGTTTTTGTTCCAGGACTCACCAGAATTAGCGAAGAAGAGTATTCAGAACAACTAGATAGAATGAAAAGTGGCTTAATCCCATCTATGAATGATCATGGAGCTTGGGTAGCAGCACGACAAACCTATGATAAGTATGGTAGCGATGAGTAACGAATATGTAAGTGTTGGACTAAACACTCAAGAAAAAGATGAAAATATTTTTGCTTCTCAAGATCCTTTTAATAAGTCTTGGGAAAACTTAAAAGACTATTCTGGACTTGATCAAAATTTTCGTAGAAAAACTGCACGGAATGTAACAAAAGCAATTAACGCTGCAACTAATGCATACTTAGATTCAGCCAATGCAACACCTTCGGGCGTAGATGCTTCATCAAAAGCCATTAACCCTGGAACTGTATATCGTAATGGATATGGGTTGTTTGATGTAATTACTCCACCATACAATATGTATGAGTTAGCTAACTTTTATGATACCTCTTTTGCTAATCATGCTGCTATTGATGCAAAGGTAGAAAATGTAGTTGGTCTTGGATACTCATTTGAAGTTGCAGATAAAACAATGCTTAGGTTTGAAATGAATGATGATCAAGCAGCAGTTGACCGAGCTCGTCGTAGAATCGAAAGAATGAAACTTGAACTTAAGGATTGGGTTGAAAACCTTAATGATGATGACTCATTTACAAAAACAATGGAAAAGTTTTACACAGATGTTCAAGCTACAGGAAATGGATTTTTAGAAATAGGAAGAACGGTAACTGGAGAAATAGGATACCTTGGCCACATTCCAGCAACCACGGTCCGTGTGCGTCGCCTTCACGATGGATTCGTTCAAATTATTGGAAACTCTGTAGTTTATTTTAGAAATTTTGGGGCTAAAAATAAAAACCCAATGACAGCTGATGCACGTCCAAACGAAATTATTCACTATAAAGAATATTCTCCACTAAACACGTATTATGGAATTCCAGATATTATTGCTGCCTTGCCATCTCTTATTGGAGATCAACTTGCATCACAATATAACATTGACTATTTTGAAAATAAAGCTGTCCCAAGATATGTTGTAACCCTAAAGGGTGCTAAATTGTCTTCTGATGGAGAAGACAAGATGTTTAGATTCCTACAAACTGGTTTAAAGTCTCAGTCACATAGAACTCTATACATCCCTCTTCCTGGGGATACAGATCAAAATAAAGTTGAGTTTAAAATGGAAGCTGTTGAAAATGGCATTCAAGATGGATCTTTTAAAGAATATCGTAAACAAAATCGTGACGATATTTTTATTGCCCATCAAATGCCTATGTCTAAAATTGGTGGATCTGAAAGCTCTGGTGTTGCAGCAGCTATTTCACAAGATAGAACATTTAAAGAGCAGGTTTGTCGTCCAGCTCAAAACCATATTGCTAAGGTAGTGAATAAAATTATTAAAGAAAAAACAGACATTCTTGAACTTAAGTTTAACGAATTTACTCTTACTGATGAAATTGCCCAATCTCAAATTCTTGAGCGTTATGTAAAAACTCAAGTTATGACTCCAAATGAGGCTCGAATAAAGCTTGATCTTCCACAAAGAGCAGATGGAGATGAGCCTTTTGTAATGTCATCACGTCAGGCAACTGATGCAGCAGCAAATTTTGCGGGAAACAGACAACGCAATTCTGAAAGAACAAATAATAATTCAGACTCTCCTACAACTGTTTCTGGACGAAATGCCCAAGGTGAGGGGAGATCATCTCAATAATTGAGATAATGTTTAAAATGTTTGGTATAATAGAAAAGCTATGATTATAAATAAAGCCCATTGGGTAACCGAAGGCGATAACGTTCGCATATCTATGCCTATTGGAAAGGTTGATATTGAGCGCCGTATGGTGTCAGGTTTTGCTACTCTTGACAATATTGATAAGCAAGGAGATATTGTAACTACAGAGTCTAGCGTAAATGCATTTAAAAATTTCCGTGGAAACCTAAGAGAAATGCATCAGCCATCAGCAGTTGGAAAAATAGTTTCATTTAAAGAAGATAGATATTTTGATCCAAATGATAAAAAGTTTTATAGTGGAGTTTATGTATCTGCATACGTTTCAAAAGGTGCTCAAAATGCCTGGGAAAAGGTATTGGATGGAACATACACAGGGTTTTCAATTGGGGGAAACATTAAAACTTGGGATGACGCATTTGATAAAGAAATGGATAAAACCATTCGTGTTATTAAAGAGTATGATTTGTTTGAACTATCTCTTGTAGATTCTCCAGCAAATCAATTTGCCAACATTGTTTCTATAGAAAAGAAAGATGGCCACAATGTAATTGAGGGAATGCTTTCAAAGATTGAAACAGAAAATATTTTTTATGATGCAGAAACAGGATTGGTAATGATTTCAGATTCCGAAACAGCAATGCATCCAATAACACAAAAGCAAATGCAAAATATAGGGTTTGTTGAAAAAAATGATAATGAAAAAGTAAACATGATAAAGTTCTTAGTTGATAGTGCCAAAGGCATTAGCACAATTAAGATTACAAAGGAGGTTAGTCCTATGACAGAAGCAGCGCAAGATATCCAAAAAGATAATCACGTTGAAAATGTTGAGGTCGCTCCAGAGGCACAACCAGTAGAAGTTATTAAAACTTCTGCAGTCGTTGATGAGGCATTAGTAGCAAAAGCTACAGATGCAGAAAATTCAGTCGATGGTAGTGCAAATTCTTCTATTGAAAAATCAGAAGAGGGAGAAAAGGTTGCAGATGTAAATGATGTAACCAAGTCTGATGATGTAATTGTTGAGGCAGTTGCTGACATTAAGAATTCTCTTACAAATGCCTTTGGCGATCTTGCAGCAACAGTAAAGTCACTACATGACCAAATTGCTGCACTAAGTAAATCTATTGACACTGTATCTAGTGAGGTTAAGGCCGTATCTGGAGAAGTTAACGATGTTAAGGGTGTCTTTAATGAGTTTGGTAAGCGAGTAGATGCCGTAGAGCAAGATACAGCTTTCCGCAAGTCTGGCGATCTAGGCGAGATCGTGCAGTTTGAACCTGTAAAGGTTCAGAAATCCCTATGGGGCGGTCGTTTCCTCAAATCAACCGACCTATTTAACTAAGATATACAATCACTAGGAGGTGAACAATATGTCGGAACAAAATAACAATCTAGAAAAAAATTACCCTGGATCAGGCGGAGCAGGCAATGAGATTAACTCTCAAGGCGGTTTCGTATCTGGTGGTGTTGGTAGTGCAACTGGTTTGGACTCTGCAGCACAGTCTGTAGGATCACAACTCGGTAACACAGCAACTGCAGCATTCGGATCAACATCTGGAGCAAATGCAGTAAACCCAACAGGCGTGGCTGGTGGTATTCTAGCACCAGAGCAGGCTCGTCGCTTCATCGACTATGTGTGGGATGCAACAGTTCTCGCCAAAGATGGACGTAGAGTTACAATGAGAGCAAACACAATGGAGATCGAAAAGGTCAACGTTGGAGAGCGTGTAATCCGTGCAGCTGCACAAGGCGCACCAGATTATACAAACATTGGCGCAACATTCTCAAAGGTTGAACTAACTACCAAAAAGATTCGTCTTGACTGGGAAGTATCAACTGAAGCACTTGAAGACAATATTGAAGGCGGAGCACTTGAAGATCATCTAGTTCGCTTGATGACAAATGCATTTGCTAACGATATTGAAGATCTTGCTATCAATGGTCTAGGATCAGGCGGAGATGCCTTCCTTTCCATTATGCCTGGATTCGTAAAGCAAACTCGTGGAACAGTCGGTAACGACGCACACGAATATGCTGCAACAATTTCAGACAACAACTACACAACATCAGTAATGCAAGGCTTGCTTTTAGCAATGCCACGCAAGTATCGTGCACTTAAGTCAAACCTTAAGTTTTATGCAGGAACTGATGCATTCGCTGGTATTGTCCGTAACAACGGAACACTAGCTGACGCAGTTGCAGAAGCATTTGCTAACCGTCCAGGAAGCACTGAAGCAAATCGTCAAGCATTCCTTGATGGTGGTGCACAGACTACTGGCAACTCACGCACAACCCGTGTGCTTGGTGTAGATGTTCTTGAGGTTCCTTATTACCCTGCAGGATATGTCGACTTGACATTCCCTCAGAACCGTGTATGGGGCTTCCAACGTGATATCACAGTAAATCGTGAATATCGTGCAAAGAAGGACACAATCGAATACACAGTATTCGTTCGCTTTGGTATTCAATGGGAAGAGCTAGATGCAGTCGCTTATGTCGACTCAGATAGTGCTGATTCCTAAGATTTAACCAATAAATAATAGGGCGGGTAGCGTAAAAACTACCCGCTTTATTCTTTTCTGGTATAATTACAAATAAGCATTGGAGAATTATGAATCTAACAATAGAAGAGTTATCAACAAAAACTGTAATGTCTTTAAAATCTTATGCTAAAAAAAATAATATAGAATTATTTGAAGCAAATACTAAACTTGAAATTTTAGAAATCTTGGCTAGTTGGATTCCACCAGAGCCAAAAGAAGAAGTAGAAAAAGTAGAAAAAGTAAAAACTTTGGTTAATAAGGTAGCCCTGTATTCAGAAAGAAACCTACATATGGACAATCTAGGGGCTTTAAAAGTAGGTTACAACATAGTTTCAAAGGAGGCATCTGAAAAGTGGTTAACACACAGGTTGGTTAGAATTGCACCACCTGAAGAGTTATCCTCATACTACGGTAAATAATTATGTCAACAATTCTTCGTATTCCCCCATACCCATTATCCGTTACATATACCGTTCCAGATGCAAACACAGACTACATTATTGTTATTGAAGATGTTGCAGAACAGACTGAAACAGAAGAGTCTATTATTTCAACGGGAAACTCAGAAATTGTTTATTCGCTAACTGGAGATTTTGTTAAATATGATAAATCCTATGCTTTAAGCATTTACGAAGATGCTGGATCATCTGGAGCAGACCTTGTGCGTGGAGATGTTGTAGTTGAGGATAATCTAGAAATTGTTAGACCATACGTAAATCCAGCAACACTTGCTACTTCTGGAACAGCTACAGATATTACTGCTTACACAGAATATGAAAATTTAGCAAGAATGATAATTGATTCTATTACTGGTGGATTTTATTATAATAGAACATACTTAGAAGTTGTTGGACAAGGAACTGACTACATACCGCTTTGGAAAAGAACACATAAAATTTTAAAAGCATATGAAAATGCAGAGCTGGTTTATGACCTTAGTGACACCGTAAATGGTCCAGCATTAAAAGAATATAACTACCTTATTACTAAAGATAAAAGTGCAATTACAAAAGATCCAATAGCATTTGTTGATTCCTTAAGTCGTGCAGAAAGAAAATATCCAAGCATACCCGTAGCCCCTTCAGACTCTATTAGTTTATTTGATACCGAAGATAGTGGAAATGTTCAAACTATTTTTCCATCAGCAGCATTTTCAGAAGGACTTGATTGTATCTTTTTGCTGGAAACTGGCTATAAGGTAGTTCCAATAGATATTGTAGATGCAACAAAATTGTTAATTGAAGATATTAAATGCGGTAGATTAGACTATTATAAGCGTTATGTTAAAAATTATTCAACAGATCAATTCAAAATTGAGTATGATAAAAGAATGATTGAAGGAACTGGAAATCTTTTGGTAGATAAAATATTAAATAAATATGTAGAAACGATTATCCGTCCAGGAGTATTATAGTGGATTCTTGTCTACAAACAGACTTTATGTATCCAATGAAGGCTGATATATATTATCCAATTATTAATCAAACACAATATGGACAAGCAACTAAAACTTGGGTTTTTGATAGAACAATAATTTGTAATGCTACAAGCGTTGGCGGTGCAGGAACTGAAGATATTAAACCAGAAACATTTCTTCAATATGAAAATAAACTTATTGCTAGGACTAAGTCTGATCCAAGAATATCCTCTAATAATTCTGAAAATGCCATAACCAATATTTTAGTAACTAATATTCGTAATGCTCACGACGAGATGATTTACAAAGAAACAGCAGGACCTAGATCTGGAAAAGGAACAATATATGAAATGGCAACGGTAGAGCCATTTACTGGACCTTTTGGATCAGTAGAATATTTTAAGATGCTCTGGCGTAGAACAGAGAATCAAACAGTGAGTGACTAATGATAACAAGAACTAATACAAAACAATTTGAAAAACAGATAAATAATATTGTTAACTATTCTTTTGGGTTTTTAGATGGAGTGCAAAAAGGAAAAACTCTATTTTTAAAAAATCTTGGTCAGGGAGTTATTCAGGCAATGGGGGCTTACATAGATGTTTCTGCAAGAGGAAATCCACAAGCATTACATCACGTTTATGAATGGTATCAAACTGGAAGTCCTCAAGCAAGACTTTTTGATTTAGATTATACAGTTAGCAATTTAGGATTAAGCATTAAGTCCACATTTAGACAATCTAAAAGTCTTCAGGAAGACTCTAATACACCATTTTATAATAAAGCAAAAATTATGGAAGAAGGAATTCCAGTAACTATAACACCTAAAAAATCATCAGTGTTGGTATTTACTGAAGGTGGAAAAACCGTATTTACAAAAAGATCGGTGACTGTTAGAAATCCTGGAGGAGAATATGTTCAAGGATCTTTTGAAAACATTATGGATGAATTTATGCTAAGATATTTTAAACAATCATTTCTTAGGGCTAGTGGCATTTATGACTATATTAGTAGACCCACAGTATTTAAGAAAAATGTTAAAGCAGGTTCCAGATTAGGAAGATCTAAGGGAATTGATACTGGGTATAAATGGATTATTAATGCAAAGATTGGTGTAGAATAGTCCTATGGCTTCTAATGTTAATTTAAATACTGGCTTTCCCCCAACTTTTCTTAATGCTTTTGTAAATAGTGAGCTTCAAGAGTTTGGATTGGTTCCGGATGGGCCTAACCCATTCCAACCATTTTTCCCTGCACAAAGTCCAATAAATATAGAAGACATTTATAACGATAGTGTATATATTAGAAATAACCCTAACGCCACTGTAATTATGTTTGATAGATTAATTAGATTTAGACCAAACGCTTTCTATAGGCACAAGCGTGAGCAACTAGTATATTTTATATATGCCCCAGATCTTAGTAACCTTTTTGATGTAACTCGTGTAATTATTGAGTGCCTCGATAGAGAAGACTCTTCAGCCCAAGATATGAATTCCTGGATTGCATCAAATGATATTTTAGATGAATCTGGCAATGTTATTACCCCCAACGTATATTTTCACAATACCAAGGTTTACCAAGCAGATGAGTCAAGAGATATAGCAGAATTGGCCTCAGCTAGGACACTATTCCTTAATAAGCTAGTTATTGAGTATGACTACCACACTACAGATGCGGTCAGCGCTAGATATACATAAAATGGTGTTATAATTAGTTTGAGGAAACAAGCGCCAAAACTTAATATCTATTTTTACAGAAAGAGGTGAATAAATGGCATATAGTCGTGGAACATCATCCAACATTATCGTTGGTGCAGCAGCACTTTTTGTTGCAGATACAACCCTAACTCCAAATACATTGGAGTCTTTTAGCACTGAAGTATCATTCAGAGAAACACTCTCAGATGATGCAACATATACTAACGTAGGTTACACCATGAACGGTCTAGAAATGCAGTTCCAACCAGACTTCGGTGAAGTTCAGGTTGACCAAATTCTTGACGTTGCTAAGCTTTATAAGCAAGGTATGCAAGTTAATCTTGCAACTGCCTTTGCTGAAGCTACCCTTGAGAACCTTCTCTTGGCTCTAGCATTTAGCGATACTGAAATGACTGGATCCGTCAACACTCACACAGGCAAGTCTTTGAACTTATCTGCAGGAGATATCGGTGAATGTCCAGTAGAGCGTGGAATTGTTGCAGTAGGACCTGGAACAGGTGATTGCGTAGATTCTCCATTTGTGGAGCGTGTCTACACAGCATACCGTGCTTTGTCAATTGAAAACGTAACAGTTTCAGCAAAGCGTGATGAGGCTTCAATGTTTGAAGTATCATTCCGTTTGCTACCAGAGGATACTTCAGGATCATACGGTAAGATCGTTGACCGCACATTCGGAGACCTTCTATCATAATAGTTTAACTATACTTCACAGCCCATGTCTTCGGATGTGGGCTTTGTTGTTTTATGGTAGAATTGAATTTCTATGGCAACTACAATATATAAAAGTGAAATAATTCAATTATTAGATGGAACTAGTGTAGAAATTGTGCCATTAAAAATTAAATATCTTCGTGAATTTATGAAAGCATTTGAAAATGTAAAAATAACTAAAAATGATGATGAAGCAATTGCAGCATTAGTAGAATGCGTAAGGGTTTGTATGAAACAATACTATCCATCAATATCGGGCAGCGTTGAGGATATTGAAGAAAATATTGATATGCCAACAGTCTATTCAGTTTTAGATATTTCCGCTGGCATAAGAATTAATAAAAAATCTGAAGAGCCAGTAAAAACCCAAGCAGTAGAAAGTGGTTCTACCTGGGAAGATCTTGATCTTGCTAAGTTAGAGTCAGAGGTATTTTTGCTGGGTATATGGAAAGACTACCAAGAGTTAGAGTTATCACTATCTATGCCAGAGCTAATGGCAACACTAGAAGTTAGTAGAGAATTAGATTATGCTGAAAAAAAGTTTATGGCTGCTATTCAGGGTGTTGACCTAGATAAACAGTCGGGGAAAAGCAAGGGACAACAAGAATGGGAAGATATGAAAGCTAGAGTATTTAGTAAAGGGCAAACTAGTGATTCAAATGATATATTATCTTTACAAGGACCAAAAGCTCAAAAACTTGGGTTTGGTATAGGTATGGGATTAGATTACGAAAATCTAACACAGTAAGCGCTTTATGCTATAATTAACATAGCCTATATAGGAGGATACACAATGGCAACAGCAATACATGAGGGTGAAGAACTTGTTCTCATGGATGGCACAAAGATTAAGGTTCGTCCACTTAAAATTTCTTTGCTCCGTCCATTTATGAAAAAGTTCGAGCAAGTAGCGGGGGTAGCAGAAGATAATGAAAAGTCAATGACTCTTCTTATTGAATGTGTTCAAATTGCTATGGAACAATACAGCCCAGAACTGTCAAAAGACATAAATAAACTAGAAGAGGTTTTAGACCTTCCAACAGTTTACAAAGTTATTGAAGCAGCCTCTGGAGTTAAACTATCAGATGCAAATGCTCTTTTAAATACAGTGCTTGCAAACAATTAAGTAATACAAGAGGTGTAAATGAATGGCTGATGTAAATGCTAATATTGGCGTCCATATTGAT